TCTAATCTAATTTGAGTTGTACCTGTTGAATAACCAATACCTTTGTTTAGGATTTGAATTGAAACTACTCTTCCAGCATCAGAACCTTCAGTTGAAATAACAGCTTTAGCAACAGCACCAAAACCATCTCCAGTGATAATTACCTTAGGTGCTGTAGTGTATCCAGATCCAGCAGAAATGATAGCAATAGACGAAATTCTACCATTGCTTACATATGCTTGAGCAGCTCCTCCAGAACCACTACTTAACTTAATAGATGGAGGTGAAGTATAACTTGTTCCAGAATCTAAAATATTAACATCTTTGATTGGTCCTCTAACAATGGCTTTAGCAGTAGCACCTGCGCCACCACCACCAGTTATAGTTACAACTGGTTCTGATGTATATCCAGTACCAGCAGTATTGATTAAAATCCTACTAACAACGCCATTTGTTATAACAGCAGTAGCGGAAGCTCCAATACCATTTGAACCATAAATGGATACCAATGGAGAACTTGTATAACCACTTCCACCAGTTAGAACTTCAATATCAATCACAGAACCATCTATAACTACTTGAGCATCAGCTCCAGATCCACCTCCTCCACTAAACGACATGATTGGAGGAACAGATGCATCATATAACTTACCAGCATTAACAATATTGATTTTTGTTAATGGTCCATATTGATATGTTTGTTCTGACTTGTAGTTCCAAATAGAAACGCCATTTATAAAACTACCAATTGGTCCTGGAACTGTTGTAGTTTTAAGTGAAATTGTATTTGGTATTCTGGGGAATTTATATAGTTTTCTTTGATTACCTGGAAGTAGTGCTGTCCCAGAGAAAGGTCCAATCTTATAGTTTGGAATACCTGAAGATGCAACATATACCTCTGTATTATTGATAAAGGTATTTTGGATATTTGATGGGAATCTACTAATAGCAGTATTAATAGATTGTGAGTCACTCTTTCCTCTATTCAAATCAATTGATATCAGTATATTTCCTTGTGGATTCAATACTGCTGGTTGAGGAAGTGTGTACTTAAATACTACTGAACTTTCTCTAGATGAAACAAAGAAAGTACCATTATATACAATTGGATTTGCACCATATACAGTAACTTGATCTCCAACTAGAAGACCATGTGGATCCGAACAAGTTACTGTAGCTGTTTGATCATTAACACCGCCAAAGGTGATACTTTCAACTTTTAATAACTTTTTAACGTTATACAACCAACTAGTAACTAATTTAGAAGTATCATCAGTTCCTAGTTTTGAAATTGATAATTTATCTCCAGAAAGATAATAACTTCCATCATCTAGTAGAGTAGTTTGATTTGCATCAACGATACCTAAGATGGATAGAACAACTTCATTTGCAGTTCCTTTATTAGAGTACACATAGAAATTCGAAGAACATATTGTTCCAGCATCCCAACTCTGAGGAATAGTGCCATTAATACCTCTAGTACATTCAATAAACTGAGTGAGTGATTTCTCCTTATAACGAATGACTTCATTACCGATTACAACTTCACCATTTCTTTCTGGCCATCCAATTGTAGAATCAACATCGATAATTAAGGATTCTGGGGTTAATGATTCAATAAGTCTTGATGAATATGGAATTACAAATGTACCTTCAATTGTTTCTTCCGATACTATCAATTCATAAACATCAAAATCCGATGTTTGAATTGCTGTATAATTTTCAATTAACGCTCTTGCATAATTTACATTGAAATCAACAAGATCTTCAATTTGCTCTAAAACTGAATCTTTGAGATTTATTGGATCACCAGAAATTACTCTACATCTTAAAATTGTATCGACTGACCAAGTAGATGCAGATGGTTTAATCATCTGATCCTTTGGATATGATACATCTACAGACGCACCATATAGCAATTTGAATAAGTATTTTATTGAATATATTGTTCCCTTGGAGGCATAAAAATCCTTAATAGTTGATAAAACATTTGGAACATTAAGAATATTTGAATCTAGTTCTGGGATATCAGGAAGATATTGCTCCGCAATTCTATCCAAAACCTTTTTCAAAAATATGCTATCTACACTCTTAACTATTGATCCTGAAGGATGAATTGTTGAAATGGATTGTGATTCTGGTTTGAAAATTATATTATTATTTGAATCATATCCAACCATGCCACTAACACCTCTAGCACAATTTACGAATTGTGACTTTACATAGTTAGTACCTGGATTAATTATTTGAAATCCTGTAACTTCATCTTCTCCAATTTCGCAAGAAGCTTTAGCGCCTGGAGGTGATGAAATATACACTTTTGGTGGATATTGTGATGAATATCCTGTTCCGAAATCTGTGATATTAATATCGATGATTTGACCATTAAAAATTGTCGCTACTGCTTTAGCACCAGTACCTCCAATTGGATTGCCGACGTTATCTTTTCTATCATCAACAATATATACGCTAGGTACATCATTATATCCAAAACCACCAGTTAATAATTCGATACTGATTACTCGTCCAAAATCATCAACACCAACATCTAAAATTTGTGCTCCTGTAGGTTCAATGACTCTTACTCTAGGAGGATTTAAAGATGAATACCCAATACCACCAGTTACAATATCAATTGAAGTTATATTACCTTCATTGTTCACGACTGCTTGAGCAATTGCTTGTATGCCAGGATCTCCTGATGGTGGATCAATGTAAATTTCTGGTGGATTCGAATATCCAAATCCACCATCTAGTACTGGAATTGATTGGATTACTCCATTGGAAATGACAGCATTTCCTAATTGTCCACCAGATGGATTTGTAAATTGAATTCTGGGAATAAAATCATATCCAGATCCACTATTATCTAAAGATATTGCTGATATTTGCCCATTTGAATTTACGGTTGCCGAAGCAATAGCGACAATACTTCCGTCTTGAGTTGGATTTGTTATTGTAATTACAGGTGGATTTTGCTCAGAATATCCATTTCCAGCATCAATTAAAGTAATTGATTTGATGCCACCGACTAGTGCTCTTGCAGTAGCATTTGATCCAGTACTACCTGTAATAGTAACTTTTGGAGTATTGGATAGTGTATATCCACTTCCACCATCCTTAACGATAATTTTATCAATTTGCCCTAAATCATTAACAACAGAATAAGCCTGAGATCCTCCTCCAACTGTATTCAATGTTGCATTGATATACGAAACGTAAATTGATTCCGTTGGTAATGAATTAAAAATAATAGTATCTTCAAAAATACTATAATCGACAAATGGAACTTTTAATTCATTATCTACAATAACTAAAGTTAAAATAGTTGATGCTGGATAATATGCTAAATTATTACTTTTTAATTTGAAAATATATTTTGGTGCCTCTCCAACTCCAGATGGAGTTAGAGTATCCATAACATTAATTACATACTCACTAAATCCCTTCAAGTAACTTATTTGAATATCACTGGAACTATCAGATACATTAATTGGATCAAATGTTCTTGGTGGATTAGTGAAAACAATTTGATCTGCTAAAATATTAAAATCTATTCCTGGTCTTAGATATTCATTATAAACTTTAACCGTTACGTGGTGAGAAGAAGGTGGAAATACGGGTACATTATTTAATCTTAATGGGAATGAATCTCTAACCCCATCAAACAGTAGATATGGATTGAATAGTTCTAGAACTTTTTTATTAAATTCCTGATAGGATATGCCAGAAGATAAAATTACGTTAGGAGATTTCTTTAAGGATTCGTAATAAATTACCTCATCATTTATTAAAATAGTTCCATTTACATCGACAAATCCATCAGTAGTTTCTACTTCAATATTGGCAGTTGTATCACTAATATTATTGATTAATACAGTGTTTCCATCTAATTTTGTGAGATCATATTTAGAAAGATTGAAATAATCAGTTAGATTATTAACCACCCCAATAGGACCAGAAATTTTTTCCTGCGATCTATAATATTGGGATAAGAACTTCTCAAATTGAGGGCTGTTTTCTTTAATGAAATCAGGTAACTGATTTAAAACTGAAAGTGATACAGATGCCTTTTGCATTTCCTATTTTCTCTCTTTGTACTATTTAACAGGGTTTTTATACGAAACAAGAAGATAAAGATGAATCCGAACCAACTGGACTTGTAAATGTAAAAGTTGTTGGTGCTGGTGAGAATGAAGTTGGATCTCCAGCGGTTCCTCCTGGTCCTGTTGAAGGTATTGATGTTCCAATTGTTATCTCTGGGACTGGAATTGCAATTATAGTTCCAGCTGGAGGTGTAATTGTATTTGGATTTCTTGGTCTTATTGAAATAACTAAATTAGAAGGACAATCTCCAGCTGGAGGGCAAATTGTAGTTATTGGACCAACTTTTACCTTTCCCTGATCGCAGTTGTAAGTTCCAACAGATGTATTAGTAATTATCTTATTATTATTTGTTACATAGTAGCTTCTTAAGTTTCCTGCACCATCATCTTCTAAATATTGTGGTTCGGAAATACCTTCTGTATAAAATCTAGATGATTTTACGGTTTCTCCAGATGCAGAATCACAACTACAATCCATAGCGATTCCGAAATTTAAATTATAAGTTGTTGGCGAAGTCAAATCTTCGTATGGTATCACCTTATATGGAGTTATACCAAACTGAACGTCATTAATATTTGGATCTGAGTTTAAGATAATTTTTTCTAATTGTGATAGTGATAAAGACTTGCCAAAATTTCCAAGGTCTTGCTGATCACCAAAATCTTGAATTGCTGCGAGTATTTTTTTCCTAATGTCATCTGAAGTATTCTGACTTAGTAAATCATTGGAAAGAACACTCTTAAACGTAGTTGCTGCCACAAAAATAGATAGATTTACAAAAAACTCATCAGGATCTACTATGACAGTTTCTACAGATGCCATGGCATAAGGTCTCAACTTCGCAATCAAATCTTTTTTTGTCAGATTATTTAATTGATTACCAGTATTAGTTTTAATTGATACAATTACCTTTCCGTATACTGGAGGATCTAGTAATTCTCCACCAAAAGCATTTACATATTTGGCATTAGGATAAATGTTTCTTATAATTGCTTCATAGTCATTTGAAGTAACTGCTCTATTTTGTGAAGAGTAGTATCTAGGAGCATTAAATTTAATAGACTTTAAAGTTTCTGCAGCGGCACCTAGTTGAGATTTATCGTTTAATGTCAGAGTTACATCAATAACATCAATATCATTGGAATCTTTTATTCTTCCAACATAACCCATCGAATTAATATTATTAGCAGTAGCACCACTAGTCTTTACATATTCAAAATATACAACTTCGTTATCGATTAGTTTTCTACCAATAACACCATCACCAAAAGTTAACTCATATCTTCTATCTTCTGCTTCGTTTAAGAAATAAATTTTATCGTCTGATTCAATTGTAGTAATATTTTGTACTTGGTTGTATCTATCGTATTGGGTCGATTGAAGATTGGGCTTAACGTACACTTTGAGAGTATCGGTATCAACATTATCATTTGGAATGATAAAATTCTGTTGTACGCTAGTAGTTACAACATATTGATATGATAGTAGTGATCCCTCATAAACTTTAAAGTTATCAAAAATCGCAATACCATTAGATCTACTTACAGAAACAGTCTTATCATCTAAAACTACAAATGAGTATGCTGTTCCATCTACAGTACCAACTGCAACATCTCCTTTACTTAATGTTACGGTTGATGGATATGACCCATCGATTCCCAATTGTGTTTGTACTGTTAATGTAATGCAAGCTTTTGCTGAAGATATTGATTTCGGCAGATAATTAATGGACCTCGCCAGAGACACCACATTGTCCCTTATAGACGCTGTATCCAGGAACAGTTCATTTATCGCCATGTTAGCGTTAAACGCGCTGTAGTAGGTGTTATACGCTAGTACATCGACCAAATACGACAGTGTTGATCCAGTAAAGTCATAATCAGTAAATTCTGGACGAGTTCTTAAATATGACTTAATAGATTCTCTAATGTCATCAAAATCTATATTGACTAAGTTTGTAGGTTTCATTAACTTGATGGCCTTTCTAGAATGAACTGGTTAGTTATAATTTGAGGTTCACCAATAATTCTATAAGTCACATTTACTACTGCAGAATCCTCTTCTTCAAGAATTCCAACTTGAACCTCTAGCACTTCAACTCTAGGTTCATAATTTTTAATAGTAGTTGAAATTCTGCTCTGAAGTTCAATCCCACTGAAAACATCTAGAGGTTCAAATAACATATCATAAACACTAGATCCTATTTTTGGCTGCATCAACCTCTCTCCAAATCTAGTTTGAACCAGATTTTTTAAGGACTGTGTAATTGCAGCCTCATTTTTTACAGCATAAACGTCTCTAGTGATTGGATTACTCCTAAAATCGACATTTATGTCTTTGTAAGACCTTATATAAGTAATTTCTTCCGAAGACCTTTTCGGCATTAGGATTTAATATCGTTATCTAGTCTTATTTATATTGGTTAGTGCCATCTTTCAACATAGTCATCAAATCCACCTTTGCCCCCACAAGGACGAGAATACCTATCTTGTGGCGGTTGATTTAGTGATTTTTTTGCTTTTTTTAAGTAATAGTCTGCTTTTATGTCTGTAATTAAGCAAACAGTTCCAAACTGTTGCTCCATCATATCAGCATTTCTGTCTGGATTTGGGTTAATTGCCATCTGTTTTCTCCAAAATAGGGTAAACAGAACTTTTTACGGGGTTGCTATCCCGAAATTACACAAAAAAACGAGGTTGTGTCAATACAACCTCGTAAAAATACTTACTTTCCTTGTCCGCGATACTTTTTACGAGCTTTATTACGACTTGTAGCTGCATATTTAGTTCCCAAACCAAGTCCTTGACGTGATTTTTTAGGTGAACCAGGAACATAACCCGACTTATTGAAAGATCCTTTTGGTTTTGCCATGTTTTTCCTCAGTGAACAATGGTATTATAGCAGATTTTTGGTCATTTGCCAACTAAAACGGTTTTAGCACCGACACCAATAGCCGCATTGCACGG